GACGCGTCCGCCGCAGCAACCTTGTCGTCGATGCCCTGTGCAGCGCCCGCGGCCTTTTCAGCCGATGCAGCCGCAGCGTCAGCCGATGCCTTGGCGCTGTCGGCATACTCCTTGACGCCCTGCACCTCCGCTGCAACGGAATCCTTGGCATACTGCACGACCTGAGAGCCTTTCAGCTTTTTCGCCTCGCCGCTCTGCTCAAGCACAAAAAGGTCTTCGTTGGTAATCTGTAACGCTTGCGTGAGGTCGGAAATTGCTTTATCAACAATTGCTTTATCAGCCATCAGTTACCTCACTTTCTTCGTCAGGCTTCTCCGACGCTTCGACTTGAATTCTCAGCGCGGCAAGCTCGCGTTTGTCCTTTTCGTACTCCGCAACCTCGCGCTGCAAGATCGCATAAGCCTGTCGCAGATCCGTCTGCACGCTGCTGATTTTGCCAGCCTGAGAGGCAGCAATCAGCACTGTGTCAAGCGTCCCAAATGCTCTGTCGAGTAGTTGCATTGCCTGTTCCATCTAAACACCCCTTCTCCATCCTGAGCCTGTACCGACCCACGGAATGCCTTTGTAAAATTTCGAACCGTCCGAGCAGTAAAGGATACCTTGCCCAAATGCGCCGCCCTGAGAGAGCCACACGCGCCCTGTCGTATCTTCTACCCACACGGCGTAGAGCGTGTACCCCTGACCGGGAGAACTCGTCATGCCGCTATACAAAACGATACTGCCACCCGGAGAATATACCGTGCCGGAACCGTCCGAGTTGAGCGACCAGCCCGCGAATGTATAGCCCGACCGCGACGGCGTTGTGCTCGGTAGATATATCCTTACATACCCTGTGTTGTTGGTCTCGCTGCCGTACTGCGTGCTCGGCACGCCGCTGCCGCCGTTGGCGTTGAATGTGACGTATGCGTAATACGTTTTTGCCGGTGGCGGGGCGGTGGTAAATGTGCCGTTGTCTCTGTAACCGCTATTTGCCCAGCCGCCTGTCGTGCGGTAATACATCTCCGCCGACCACGCATAAGTAACGCCAGGTTCAAGTCCCGTGATATCCAACGCCCACGTGTTATAGCCGCCGCTCGTCTGCTTAGAATTAATTGTATAGGTGGTGGCTCCAAGTATCGTGACTTGCAGCCGTCTCGCGTAATCGTAATCTTCCGAGCCGCCTGTGAACTCGCCAGTTAAATATGCTTTTGTGCCGTCTCTGCTGTCCGGCGTGATCGTTACGCTTAAAGTTGCCATATTAGCTCACCAACTGCACATACAGCTGCCCCGCAGCGCCGGTTCCAGAGGGCGCGGAAGGGCCGTAGCTCGACCCGCCAAGGCACAGCGCGCCAGCGAGCACGATGCGGTTGTTTTGCAGTGTGATCGCGCCGCCCGTGCCAGCCGAAAGAAACAGATTGCCCGCTGCCTGAATTTGAATGCCACCATACGTCGTTTTGATGCCGAGCCCGATGCCCGTCGTCGTGTATGCGATCTCGAGCGAACCAACTGCCGTGTTGCTGTTGGCAAGCAGTTCCACCGTCTGCCCGCGCAGCTTCTGCGCCGTGATAGAAGTGCTGTCAATGTACGTTGCGATCGCATTGTCGACCTCGCTTGCGCTCAGTCCCGCGTTGCTGTCAACGTAAGTCTTGGTCGCGTAAGACGATCCATCCTTTAAGTCACCCACGGAAATGCTGCTCGCCTGAATCTGGTTAGCCGTGAGCTTGCCGGAGATGTTGGCTGCGTCAACATACAGCGTGCTTGTCTCGATGCTGCTGCCCTTGATCTTAGTCGTGCCGCTCGCGTCGGAGATAGTCAGGCCGTCCAGCGTGGTTTTGACCTCGGTGTATTTGCCGTCGATGCCCTCGACCTTGAGCATGATTTCTTCGCTGGTCTTGGTGATGAGGGAGCGAGCTTTTGCAAAATTTCTCTCGATCTGCCGCTGCGTCGGCGATTTGTACGGGTACTCGTCGTCAATCTCGTCCGCGTCCGGCGCGGAGATGTCCGGCGCGAGCATCGGATCAAACGTCATGTCCAGCGCGATGAGCGGCACGTAAATCCCGTCTACCGTCACCGCGTCGCCAAGCTCTACCGCAGGATCAAGCAGTGCCTCGCTGCCTTCGTAGCCGATGTGCTTGTAGCCGGAGACTTTGGCGAGGATTGCCGCCGCCATTGCATTCGTGCCGTCCGGCTGCAAGGCCGTCAACGTCCGTCCGGTGTCCGATCCGGACACACCAACCACATCGCCGTTCTCGTCGAGCAGCTCGACTTTAGTAATGGGCTGCGACGCGATGCCCGGGGAAAACTCCGCCAGCCGCCGCCCTAAATAGGTTTTGTCCATGTTGCCCCTCCTTACACGAGGATGCGCACGCCACCAAAGGTGATGGCGCCGCCGGTCTCCGTGATAAGATAATTAGTTTCAGCGGGCATGGAGTTCAACCCGACCAGCAGCAGCTTCCCCTCGTCCGTGATGGTCCAATTTCCCGCGTTGGCGACCGCAATACGCCCAAGCGCCTCGCGCATCGTCATGTCTCCCTCGCTGTCCACGGGATATTGCACCGGGAACGCCGCATCCAATACCGTGCGGCTATCCACTGCAACGCCCATGCGCGCCGCGATGTCGGCGACCGCCGTCACCGCAGGCATCGGCCATGTTTCCGCGTCATAGCTGCTGTCGAGCCATGTATCTTCCGCCTTGAGCATCGCATCATACCCATGCACACTCAAAACGCCCGTGACCCGGTCGGTCTTGCGCGTGGAAAAGAAAAACACGCCTTTGGGAATCCACTCGCTCACCTGCTCGCCGAGTACCAGCCGCGCAAATACTTCGATTTTTGCCTGCCGTGGAATCGCGCCTTTTGGGTAAAACTCGACGTCGATCTGCCGCGCCGAACAATTCCCAATGCCAAAGGTGGAATACAGCCCGCCATACACTCGTAAACTATTTTTTACGATGTCCGCTTGACTATATTCCACCCCCGCAATGCTTAATTTGGTTTCTACACGATGATTTCGGTCAGCAAGCAGTGTTAAGTATAAATCACTTACGCTGTGCATTAAATCTCCCTCAACTGTACCGCGCCGCCCTTATAGCGCCGATTACCATCCACGCTGACCAGAGCGAACGCGGCTTCCAAGTCGCTTGTTACGCGCATGGTCTTTACTGTGCCCGCGCCGCTATAAGGGTCGGTAAACGTCACGCTTACGGTATCCCCCATCAACGCATTGTAATATGCCGTGGATTCGGCTTCCGTCATCGGGAAAAATGATGTCTCCACAATGTATCTGTCCTTCGAGCGGGCCGCGTGCTCCGTGTCATCCATTGTTGTGATGACCTTACTATAGCTCACCTCTCGCCGCACGTTGTAGGTGGACACCTTCTCGTGTACATCCAGCGTGCCGAGCTTCAGCATGATATCCATTTACACCCCCATTGCTCGTTGGAGCTGCCTGTTGTATTTATATGCCGTCTCGCCGATTACCTTCCCGTCAAGCACAGACTTCACAACGATGTTGATATCCCCGCCCATGCCGCCGAGGGAAGATAGCGCGCTGCGCATCTGACCGCCGAAAGATTGCTCCGCGCCGATCTGCGCCGCGCCGAAGTCCAGACCGCCAGTGATGCCGCGCTTAATGCTGTCATACTCGTTGTCCCAGCCCTCACCAAGACCCAGCGCCATATTCTCGCCGATTCCCGCAAACACGCGGGACGGAGAATGGATCCCCAGCTTGTTTTTCACACCTGAAACAATTCCAGAGAAGAAACTGCCGACTTTTTCCTTGATCCAGCTGCCCATTGCCTTGATGCCTTCCCACAAGCCCTTCACAATCTGTTTACCGACATCTACGATATCGGGGAGCGAGGAAACGAAGGTTTTTACAATGGTCGCCATCATGTCAAGCACCGACCGAACGATTTGCGGCAAATTCTCAGCAAGGCCGCTGACGATCGCCAATACCATCTTCATGCCAAGCTCAATGACCTGCGGCAATTTTTCGACGGCATAGCCAACAAATTTCTCAATCATCTCCGGCCCTTTTTCCTGCACCACAACGCCGATGTTTTCAAGAATTTTCTCAACGACCGGCAGAAGGTTTTCCGCAACCGTCACGGTGCTTCCTAAGAGGTTCGTGGTGAGTTCCGCCATGTCGGCGTTTTCGTCACCCAGCCCCGTGATAAAGTTGCCATACGCCGCTTTCATCGACGCGATAGACCCTTGGATCGTCGTGCTGGCTTCCAGCTGCGTTGTGCCCGTGATGCCCATTTCCGTTTGCACGGTATGGATAGCGTCAACGATATCCGCGTAACTATCGATGGTGTAATTGGTGTAATTGCCCTGCGCGGCGTTTAAGGCGTTCGCATCGTCCAAAAGACGCTGCATTTCCTCCTTCGTGCCGCCATAGCCGAGTTTGAGGTTATCTAACATCGTGTAGTTCTGCTTGGCGAATCCCTGATAAGCGTTCTGGATAGATTCCATGCTCGAACCCATCTTATTTGCGTTGTCCGACATGTCGGTAATGGCCAGATTTGCCTTTTCCGCTGCCGCATCCGTGTCGTTGCCCATCGATTGCAGCAGGGACGCAGAAAACGCCGTTACGGTGGTCATGTACTCGTTGGCGCTCATGCCCGCCGTCTGGTATGCGTTCGCGGCGTACTGCATGACGGTATCGGCAGAGGACTTGAACAGCGTTTCCACGCCGCCGACCAGCTGCTCATACTCACCGTAATTTTCTACAGCCTGCTTTGTAATTGCGACCGCAGCTGCACCAGCCGCCGCAATCGCAGCGCCGCCGACCTTTGCCGCCGTAGCAAGCCCACCTTTCAGTTTCCCTGCAAGCGTTTCCGCTTTGCTGCTCGTCTCTGAAAAGCCCTTGTCTACGTCTCCGTCGTCTACGCTGATTTTGACAAATAAATCAAGTAGATTCATGTTTCACCACCAATCCGCACCGCGCGACCACATCGGCGGTAATCTCTTCGCACGTTCTGTTGTCCTGCTTTTTCGGCTCAATAATGTCCGCATATCGCGCCTTGATGTAGTTCCCGCCCGCGTATCGCGCCGTGTTTTCGGCCACAATGCGCAGCGCGTCGGTCACATAGATGCGGTACGCCTCGGTTTTCGCTTTTTCATTGAGCCGCGCTGTGCAGTATCGCAGGAACGGCTTTATTCTCCTTTGCCCTCGGTATTCTCCTGCGCAGAGCCAGAGGTTTTCCCGCTCTGCGCTGAGAGAAAAAGCGCGCCGAATGCTTCATCGGTCAAAAGCTCCGTCGCGTCGCGCATCAGCTTGACGAGGTTCAGCGCGCCCTTGTAGCTCTCCGTGCTCACGCCCTCAATAGAGGCAAGAATGGCAATGATGTCGCCTTTGTGCCCCTTGAGCAGCGCGGGGAGCGCTTTTCGCGCCCTCTGCGTCGCAAACTGCTTCACCGTCATGCCTTCCGGCAGCTTTTCCCGCCGAAACATCGCGGAAGCCTGTTCGTCCTCCGCAATGTTGGCAATCGGATCAATGATATCCGCAATGACGTCAAAGACGCGCTCACCCTGAATGTCGGAAAGCTTCATGCCGTTTCCTCCGTTCCGGCCTTGATGTAAATTTCATACGGGACCTTGTCCTGCGCGGCAAGGGAATAATGCGCCGTAAACTCAAAGGCAAACTGTCCCTTAGCCTTGTCCGCCGTCTTGAGCTGAAAGCCGCCCGTGGAAAGCGCGTTGAGCATGTGAATAGCGATAAAGCCGCCGTTTTTTGCACCGTTCTTGTCGGAGTAATCGCCTACCAGCCACAGGTCGGTGAAGTCGCTGTCCTTGAGGTCCGTGCGTGGAACGACCTTCGTCGTGTCGCTCGTGTCAATGTCCGCCGCGCCACAGAGCAGCTTTGCCGTTTTCGTGTCGGCGTTGATAAAGGTGCCGGACATCTTCGCCTCGACCATGTCCTGCCGCTTAAACTCCTTCATGTTCTTCGGGCAGTTGTCAATGTCTTCGCCAAAATCGGAAAAGCTGGGCGTTGCGGTAAAATTTACACCGCCGGTAGTCGCGCCGATCTGTCCCGCCTCTCCAATGGTTCCGGTGGCCGGGGTGAAATCGGTGGTCAGAATACCGGCGTTGATCTGTAATTTCTGAAATGTGTCGGAAGGAATTTTTGTAAATCTCATAGTTTCATCCTTTCATCAGTTTTGCGACAGATATTCCACCGTGATGTTGAGATACCGCCGCTTGATGTTCTTATCGCTCTCGTCCGCGATGTTCTGGCACCACGGGGACCCGCGCTTGATCCACATCGCGCCTCCGTCATAGGGCACGAACGCGCCGCCCATGCCGATGGCGTCAGAAATTTCCTGTGCCTTTGCATTGGGAACCGCCTCGCTCTCTGTGTAATACCAGAGATTCACCGTCAGCGCGATCTCGCCGCTCTCCCATGATCCGGTGATAAGCTCATAGGTCAGCCACGGAAACACCGCATCATCCGGCACGTTGGACGTTGGGTATGCCGGGAGGAATTGAGAAAACCACGCATGGAGCGCTTTATCCTTGGTCATTTCAAGCACCGCCTTGCAAAAACGAACAGTTAATCGCCTTGTAAATATCCTCTGCGAGATTCTTTTTCATTTTTTCAAGGTCAATGGTAACAGTTGTGTTCTCGGCTATCTTGATGTCGCGGTAATCGTGTTTAACCAACATGTCCGCCATAATAGGTTGCGTCAAATTTTCTGCCGCCGGATTTGTAAGCGGTTCAAGATACATGCACAACACCCGCCGTTTACTTTGGCAATCGTCATAATTGGAGCATCGCTGACACTCTGGTGCATCCATGCTAAATATGTAAGTTTTTCTTTTCATTTTGGCAGCTCCTTTCGCTCCGCGGTGAAGAATTTAAGCGCCCGGATTGCCGGTCCGGCAGATTTCGGAGCTGCCTTTTCCTCCGGGTTCGACGTCACCCGGTAGGTCAGCCCCGTTTCCCCATCCCGGAAATAATCGTTGTACTCAATGGGCACGTTCCGGTTGACCAGCGCGGAATACACCGAGGTCACGCCCTCCTGTTCCGCCCTCCGGGCCTCCATGGATGTATCAAGCGCCTGATAGTTGAGAAACTCGGCGCCGTCAACCCATTCCGTGATATAGCCGCCAGCGCCGTCGGCCGTGCGTTTCTTTTCAATCAGAACACACTTTTTACCAAACGCATCCAACAGCATTACGGCTCCACCCCCTTGATCTTTCGCCAGTCATTTAACCGGCCTCTAAAAGCGTCCTGCCAGCCGTTTAACGTGCCGCCGTCGCTTCCTGCGCTGCGTTTGGTGTAGGAGTAGCCCCCGAAGCTCTCGCTTTGATACGGGCTTACAACGGCCTCCCCATTCTTTTCTTCCCACGCGGCGATATCTTCGGCAAGCGCAACCACAGCCTTTGGCACCGCTAGCGCCCACACCGTACCGGTAAAGGTTTCGTCCGTCAGGTCAGCCGCCGGATACTTGTGCAAGCCATCGTTGAACACGGAACCACAGATGCGGAAATATTGATTGGTCAGGAGAAAGGGCAGCGTAATGCTGCCATTCTCCACGGTGAACGTGCCCTCGTGAATGCCAACGAGGAACCAGTTGTTCAAGTGTCGTAAGACCTGTTCAAGCATCACGCCGCCCTCCCTATCACTTTGCGGTCACGCTCGCGTTGCCGCTCTTGAGCGCGTGGTAGTTGCCGTCGCACTCGACCACGGTCACGGTCTGGCCGGTCGCAATGGTCAGATCGCTCTTGCCGTCCCAATCGTTCCAACCGGCAACGTTGTCGCCGTAAGCGACGGTCGCGGCAGAGGCGCCGGACGCATACTTATACTTGTTACCCGCCGCAGCCTTTTTCGGAGATACGGTCAGCTTGGTATCGCCGCTCTTGGAGCCAGCGGCAGAGGTGACCGTCAGGGAACCGAGCGTGCCGTTGTCGATAGTGCCGACGACCACGCCGTCAATGCGCTCGGCAAACAGCTCCATGCCGTTAATGACGGTGTCCGATGCGGTCATGTTGGTGTAATCAGGCTCCTCATGGATGCCGATGTAGCCGGTGGCGTCGGTGGTAAAGGTAAATACCTCCTGAAGGTCAGCGCCGTTGACGGGAATGTAGTACAGCACGATGTTGTCCTTGGCGGTGGCGTAAATCTTGCCCTTGGGAACGCTGGCGTTCATGATAAGGGTACCAAGGCCGAGGAAGTTCTCGACATAGCTCATGCCGAAAGCGGTCTGCACGGTGATGTTAGCAGTAGACAGATAGTCCGCCACATCAAGGGGGTTCATGAAGTAGACCGCGCCGATCTCGTCGTCCTCGAAAAGGACCTGCAGATTTCCCCATGCCTGCGCCAGAACGGTTTGGAAGTTCTTACCGCTCACCGCGCCGGTGCCGGTCGAGAGGAAGTCAAAGAAGCTCTTGCGGATGCCCTTCTGCACATCCTTGAGCATTTCGTCGGTGGTCATTTCCACGGCCTGATCGTAGCCGCGGTCGGTGATCGCTTCGGCAGAGGTGGCCTTGCGCCACTTCTTGAGCGTGATCTCCTTGTAGTTCACAGCCTCGGTCTTGTAGTGGGAAAGGGGGATAGTGTCACCCTCGGCCACAACGCCGCTATCAAGCGTGCCGGTCGCCTTGTAGCTCTTAAGCACAGTGCCGGCCTGCTTTGCGATCTTACGGGTCACACCCAATGCCTCCATCAGCTTCTTGATGGAGTAACCGAACATTTCGGTAAATTCGATCTCGCGCACGCGGGCGAGGTCATTTTTCTTGATCAGATTGGTTTCAGCAGCCATAATTAGCCTCCGTTCTTATTTTCAAAAAGATTGATATTTGCAGCAATCGCCGCGCGGCGCTCCGCTCTGTCTTTGATCTCCATGATCTGATCTTTGGTCATTGCGCCGCCGCCGGTATTCGCCGGGGGAGTGGCGGGATTCGCGCCCTTTGTCTGCGTGGTGGAGACAAGCCCCTTGTAGGTACCGTCTACAAGTGCATCAAGGCTTTTGGTGTCCTTGATCTTCTCGCCGTCCAGCTCCAATGCGGCCATTTCCTCGCCGCAACCACGCATCGCAAGGTCGAGATTCGCGCCGGTGATGTTTTTGCTCTCAAAGTAAGCGCGCACGGCCTTTTCCTTTGCCGCCTTGCTCTCCTTTGCCGTGACGTCGGATTTGTAAGTTTCAAAGGCCGAGTGTTCCTTCTCGTACTTTTCCTTATAGCCGCCGTCACCCGCTGCCTTGAGATCATCCAACTGCTTCTGGACGCTGGGCAGCTTCTCCGCGTCCGCCTTGTACTTTGTGAGATCGTCCTTGAGGGGGTCGACCACGCCCAGATGCAGCGCAACCAAACGATTTTCGATCTCTTCGGTGCAAGCCTCGCCGAGAATGTTCCTAATTTCCGCTCTCGTAAATTTCGCCATGTTATTCGTTCTCCTTTTCCTTGGCCCCAATTCTTCGGGGCGAACGTTGTATAAAAACCGCTATGCTTCGCGGGTTTTACCTAAAACAAAAGAGCCAACCACCGAGAAAAACTCGGTAGCTGGCTCCTATTGCCCTTTCCCGCGCCCTATTACGCGGAAGTTGAATATTTGATTGTCTTTTTTACCTCTAATACGATATACCCGTCGCCCTTGCGCCGGATCTCCGCGTCATTGCCGCGCCGTATAATGGCCTCGATGGCCTTGATGGTCTCGTTATCCATTTTTCAGCTCGCTTTCCAGAATGTCCCGATACTGTCCCGCATGGTCGGCGGCAGCTGGTTTCAAAAACGGCTGTGCCTTGTTGCCGCGCGTGTAGTGCCAGTTGCCCTTTGCGTCCTGATACACCCACGGTGTAGGCCGTCCGCCGCCGCCCTCGGCGTAAATGCCCGTGCCAAGCTCGACGTAAGCGGCATACTCATTGTTCGTGCCAATGATCGCCGCCGGTTCCTGCTCGTCTACCACATGAGTAATGCTGTTCCGCAGATTGCCGGTGTCAACGGGGCACAGTTTTTTTGCATATCCCTCTGCCACCAGCCCGCATTTTTCAAGCCCCCGCAGCAGTGCCGCCTTGATTTCAGCGGAAACCTCCGCACTGTGGTCTTCGATTGTAACGCTCATTTTTTCTCCTCAGAAAACACGGTATATTCCCCGCCCGTATAGTGCTTGCATAGTTGTTCTCTCAATTTAATTTCGGGTGGGATTGGGGTGTAATATGGGCATTCATCATTCGCTCCCCAGTTTTTGCAATCAAGGCAGAGCGGAATACATTGCATCAATATACCCCCTTTATAAATTCAGCTATATAATCTGGTAGTCTACTATCCCCAAGGTGATATGCCGCCCACGCTTCCGCCCATGCTTCGCTATCCTTTTGCAAAATATCGCATTGGCTTTCTTTGTACCACTTTTGCACCGCCTCATGGAATCCCGTTGGCAATTCACGCTTTAGTTCCGCATATGCGTGTCCTATTTCGTGATAATATGTAGCTTCTCCGCTCAAATTAAAGTGCCACATATTCCCTGTTTTTTCCATATACCGCTTATTTGTATCTTCTTTTGATTTCGCAATAGCGGTAGCATTTTTGTAATTTCGGAAGTTAAAACCAACCATAACGCCGCCGTCATAATCCCTCATGCCATCTCCGAAATTTATCCCCCAGAGGTTATCAAGCGTAACACCGTAAATTTGAGCGTCTTTCCGTTGCAATTTTCCCCCAAATCCTTTTTTGAAACTTGTCAAATCCGTAATGGCTTTAGGGGTTATCCCCGGCGGGAGCGTGTTTACCGCATTAGCGATTGTACTTGCTGTTTTGGCATCGGCCCCATTAAGCATGACAAAATCAATACCTTGGTCATGTATCCACGCCTCAGCCTCTTTGACTGTATTAAAGGTTTTATTTCCCTTTTTCGCTTCCGCTTTCTTCCACCCCGCCCATTCCGCATAGGTCATATTCGAAATAACCTCTGTTTGCCCCGTATCGGCGTTTTTGGCGCGTCTCTGCGCCGATGAGGTATCTACGCCCTCCACGGCGGCAATCAGCGTACAGCGGCAGTTATATATCTCCCACGGTGGCCCTTGCGGGTCTCCGGGAAAACGACAACCGTTAGAAAACTTCTTGTCCTGCGCCACTTGTTCGCCGTCAAGCATGGCATGAGAGTGACGTGTACGCGCGTCCAGCGTGGCCAACCATTCTTTTTTGAGCTTGATGCCCATCTTCTCCGCCGCCGCATAGCTGTCCATGCGGCCGGCGTTCTGCGCGCCGGTCACGGCGGTTCTGGCGGTGCGGATAGCGCTGCCCCGGCTCATGGTGGTGATCCGCTTTTGCAGGTCATCCGCCATGTTCTTGATGCTCTTCCCCTGCAAGATGGAGCTGGTGACGCTTGCCGTAATTTGCTTCTTGCCATACGCGAGATCAATGCCGCGCTTTAAGGCGCGTTTCGGCGGGTAATATGGCATTAGCTCCGGCTGCTCTACCATGAGCCGCTTGACCGTCTGCTCGTCCCACAGGTCAAAGCCGACGTTTCCCGCGACCTGCTCGATGGTGTACGCCGAATAGTTGCGGTTAAGGGAATAGATACCCGGCGTTGCATCGTTGGTGTAGGATACCGCCACGGCGTTTGCTTCAGTCGCGCGGTGCGCCACTTTGTCACGCATGGTCTGATAGCGTTCCCCGCGCCCGATCTGGTTCAGCCGCCATTGCTTATAGTCGGCCTCCGCCCATTCCTTACCGTTCTGCACGGTGCCAATCAAGGCTTTCATTTCCTCGTCGCGCTTTTGGAACTGCTCAAAGTATGCGTCAATGGTCGCTTGCAATTCCTTCCCGGCCTCACGGTATAGTTTCTCAATGCGCCGTTCTAGCTTTGCAAGCTCCTTGTCGGTCAGCTTGTGGCCGAGGTCACTGTTCGCCATCGCCGCTCACCACCGGCGCGACCGGTTCCGCAAAGCTTCGGTCAATCTCTTCTGCTGCCTTCCGTTTTGCCATGTCCTCGTACTGGTCAATATCGCCATTGATGGTCAGCAGCTTCTTCGTGATGTATTCATCATCGTAATACGCCGCGCCCAGCAGAATATTTTGCGTTTCCTCGCTCTTGTTGATGATCTGATTGCGCGTGTAACTCGGCTGATCCTCAATGCCTGCCAGACGAAGGATTTCCACAATAAACCGCGTTACCTCGGATTCAAACTTGTCTGTTTTCAGATCCAGCGGCGCATAGCTGGCCTTGATCGCCGTTGCCGTCTGGTTCCCGGCAGATACCGCCGCCGCGTCAAAGCACTGGAAATCTTCATAGAGCTTCTTTTTCAGCATATCAATGGTGCTGCTGGTTCCCTCAAACGGAGCCTCGATGGTCTTGCTCTCCACCTTTGCGCCATCGTCGCCGTTGGCGTGGGCGACATGCGTGGTTTTCAATCGCTCCACAAATTTCGCATCGTCGAGATCGTCCATACCGTTGCAGTTAGACAGCACCCAATAGATCAAATTGCCCTCGTCCACGTTGTTGACCATATTAGAGGACGCAAGATCGAGCGCGTCAATGGTGTTGCGCTTGCCGACAATTTCGGATAGGCACCGCTTGTTGTTTTTCAGAGGCACGATGGGGAAACTTGGATAATTGCCACCGTCGTAAATCTCTGTTTCGCCAACTTCGGCCTTGCGGATAACGAGCTTGTAGCTGCGCTTTTCCTGCAATACGCTCATATCTTTGTTTTTCGGCTGGAAGTACTCGGTAAAGCCGTCGACCTCGTACAGCGTCGCTCTCAGCGGCTTATCCTGCGCCACCTGCCAGAACCGGATACCGGCTTTCATTGCGCCGTCTTCCTCATCATAGAGGGGGACGAACTCAAGCAGGGAGAACACGCGCAAATGCGTCAAATCCCAAAAGCCAAAAGACACGCCTGCGATTTTCGCCTCACGCGCCGCATCCATGACTTCCTGATCGAAGTCCGGGCATAGTTTTTTCGGTGTTTCCTTCTCCGCAAAGGTCACACCGTTTCCCAGCAGATACGAAACCTCCTGATCTACCGCCAGCCCGAAGAAATGGCTAGCCAACTTATGGTTCGCCGTCCACATATCCGTGTGGCTGCGACCCTGCATATCATAGATGATCTTCTCATAGCGGTTGATGGTCGGATTTAGACCGTTATAGTATTCCTCCGCATCCACCGCCGTTTTATACGCTGTGCTCTCGCGGTGCTCATTGATCGTGCTGCGGACAAACTCAATGCGCGCCTGCTCGTTTTCACCGACCGACACGAGGTCGTTATATGTTTTGATAGCCGCTCACCGTCCTATCTGTTCCAAATGGGGGTATAATCGCTCTTTCCCTTTTGACCCGGCATCCTCCATATCGATTCCGTCGCATATCGGCATGCATCAATATGGTGGTTATTTGCGTCAGGATAGCCGCTGATGATCTCTCCATCGCGGTTCCGCTCGTACTCATAGGAAATAAATTCTTCTGCCGTTTTTGGGCATTTTACCTTGTCAATTACGATGCTCGACAAGCTTTGCAACCACTGCATAGATCGGTCAATGCTTCCCGGCCCTTTTCTTGCGCTAATGCAGCGTAAGCCGAATTTTTGATAGTCCGCGACGCTCTTAGGCTCTGCGCCGTCTGCTGTGATGAGATCGCCGCGGGTCAGCCCATAGTCAATCAGCATATCCGCCGTTTCTTTGTTCCGCTTCTTGTTTGCGGTCATTTCCGCAAAAATGTATAACGTGCGTCTCGCAGCGTCGTAATGGCAACGATTGAATGCCCACGGGTCGGGGAAATATCCCCAGTCAACACCGTTATAAATTCGGTCGAACTGCGAAGCTTCTTCATCGGTAATTTCTCGCAGCTCCAAATTTTCAAACACATTGCCACCCGTGCCGACCGGAATGCCGAGGTATTCGTGCTGATATGCTCGCTCGTCCGTCTCTTTGAGGTGTTCTGCTTCATCGATAAACTGCTGCCCCAGCCATTCGGGCGGCGCTTGCAGATACGTTGACTTGTGGCACAGGCGGTCGGCGCGTTCCTCCAAGCTGTCTTTGTTCGCCCAGTTGTCGCGCGAAATTGGCGGGTTATAGCTCTCAAAATTCCAAAACACCGAGCCGCCGCGCATGGTCGACTGCAAAATGTTTCGGATTTCCGCGCGTCCGGCAAACTGATCTTTTTCCTCAAAGTGCGTTACGGCGATGTAGCCAAACGGCACCTTGATGGACTTGATCTTCATGGGATCGTCAGCGCCCCGGAACATGATCTTCTGTCCTGTTGGCTTGTAGATCAGTTCCATCGGGGAGACTTTGGCTTCCCAATACGCCGCCATGCCCAACTCACCGATTGCCCAAATATACTGGGCATAGACGCTATCGCGGATCGTGTTTGCCACCTTGCGCAGCACAAGCGCGTGCGTTCCCGGATTGGCAACCAGCAGAAGCGGCACGATAATTGATACCGTAGAAGATTTCAACGAACCTCGACCGCCGCTAAAATCGTAATGCGTGTGACCATGCCGGAAAATGTCATGTGCAATGTCATAAAACGCAGGCCCGATCTTTTCTGACAAACGAATATCAGACATCGATAATCACCTTAACGACGGAATCGGTGCTGGAATTGTCTTGTTTATCAAACACTCCTGTATGCTTTGCAAGCATCTCAAGCGCCTTTAGCTTGTTCGCATATTTCAGATCGCTTTCTGTGCAATCAGACGCAGGCTTGTCCGCGATTTCTTTTAGCTTTTCAATCACATAGTCCTGCGTTACTTCCGTCCGCTTCTGCCTTTCCGCCTTTGCTTTTTGGATGGCAGCTGAAACGTTACTATTCGTAACCAACTGCCTACCTTTCTCGGCGTTCTTATACCCTGCTCTTGCGGCTGCCTGTGTGGCATTCAAATCCACAAGATATTCTTGCACAAATCGTTCTTGCTTTGCTGTTAATGCCACTCATCACCACCTCGCACTTTTATTTGCTACCAGCCCCCGCCCCTTGGCCTTACATAGCAGTCTTTACCCGCCCCGAGGGGCACATCTGGTGCGGCATTGCAGTCCTGCCCTGCTTTAGCGCTTCAGGGAAAGTCCCCGTCACTCGCTGTGGTCTCCCCTTACGGGGCACCTATGCCGTATATCTCCGCAACGAGCCGGTCGGCGCTCCGGCATCTCCAACAGCATGAGCATTTGCGTCCTCACGTCCGGGCGGAAGCTGCCTGTTCTGCCCTTCGTTGCGGTGCTGCCGTCTAAAACTGCCATCACCATGCGCAATCACGGTGACGTGCTGGAACTCCGGTAGCGTAGTTTGTGGGCATGTCCCCGCTGGGCCACATCGTCGAGAGGTGCGCGGGGTCCTGTGCCGCATGAGAGGCGCGACCTCTCGGCCCTGATCGTGGGCTGCATCGTGCGTGCGGCAAATCGCGGGGGGGCGGTGTGAAAAGATAAAAAGCACCGCGCCCCGCTATGGCGCAGGAGGCTGAACGCCATAAATGAGAGAACCGCAAAGGCTTTTACACCTCTGCGATGCTATTATCTCATAAGCAAATGGCTTTTTAAGGCCAACCTTTAATCATCAAGCAGCCCGTAATTCCGCGCGACGCACTTGATGAAATCCGTATGCCATCGTCTCGCCGTCCGGTCGGAACGGTTAACCGCCATCGCCGCACCTTCGAGTGTATGGGTCTTGTCCCAGAACACAAGGCGGATAAATTTCAAGCGCTCTTCGCCGTCTTTCATTGGCCTTGTTTCGCTCACCGCTTTTCGCACAGCGTTGTTTTCTAACAAAGCCACTCCATGCAACTCCTGCTCTCGATCTGGGTCGTAGCGGCGGATAATGGCTTTTACATAGCCCCACCAACTATACCGAGGTTTACTCATGGCGCGCCAGCTTTCTCTTCACCCCACGCCCACAGGTTGCGCCACGGGTGGGATTCTGCGTAATTGGCGCGCTGCTCAGCATTGCTCCATTGCTGATGCATATAATCGCGTTCTTCTTCAACCTGTCGGCAGCCAACCGTCATTCTCGATACCTCTGCATTCGCCCGCCCAAGCGCCGCCTCAGTGTTATTGAGTTTGTTTTCCAAGTCGGCAACTTCTCGCTTCGATGCCTGCCACGCTCTCCAATACTGCTGCCTCTGATCGTTCAAATGCTGAGCCGAGTTTTTGGCTGAATCAAAGTCCGCTTTCAGCTTCTTGATCTCGTTGGCATTGTTGATGGCTTCGCCGTTCATCTGGCTGATCTGCTCGGTCAGGGTGGCGTTTCCCCGCTTTAATTCCTGCACGTCTGCCTGCGCGTCCTCCACCATCTTTGCCATCTGGTCTTTGATGTACTTCTTTACGTTGATGCTCATAGCTTGGCTCCTTCCATTTTCATCTGTTCTTCCCATCCCCGGTCGCTCACGATGCTCACGACCTTGCAGTCGCCGTATCGCTCGATGTCCATTGCAATTCGCTCCTTGATGCCCTGCGCATCGGCGGCGGGGACGTTGGCTTTAATCGTGATCGTCAGCATATACGTTACCTTTCACGTGCTCTTTCCACCACAGATATTCTTTGCGCTCTCGTCGATATTCAAAAATCAGGCTTTCCGCCTTGCAAATATCGCGGAATCTGTTACTTGCTGCAATCCATGCAGTCTCAACCAGCCACCATAAAAAGCATAACGCTGCAAGTATCGCTGCAATGCCGCCAATCGCTATAAAGAACATTCCAACGCCTTCAACAAAAGATTCCATTCGTTACACCTCCTTCGGCTTTCCGTAGCTACAAAAGCCATCTGCGCACATCATTTCAAATGATTTCATACATTTGCCTTTCGGGCCGTCATCTGTCCCATAAGTATCGGGGTCATCATCCCAATGTACACAGTCATTGCACCGAGTAACGACCACAGCATCTACGGACGGAAGAACATACTTGATTATGTGATGTGCTTCTGTAAATCCCTCGGCAAGACTATCAAGCTGAGTTTCACCGTTGTGTATCAATTCTTTCGTTTTCTCGTATTCTTTGCCAAACAGTCTCAATGCTTCATCAGCGTCAATCAGCCTCATCGCTGTCACCTCCGTCCATCTTCGCGCCGCATGCAGGACAGTAGTTGGTAAATTTAGCGATCAGGTTATATCCCCGTTTGCACTCTGGGCAGATAATAATTCCACTCTCATCTTCAATCCACTGTGCGTGCACCACTGGCGCAACGTCAGCGGCGGGGGCATCCTCGATCATGTCGATTGCGTCACCGGTGCCGCACGCACGGCATCTTACTCCGTTGTAGCTATTGCAGCCTATGCAATAAACTTCTTTGATGCGATTAATTGTCGCCTCGCGGCTTATGAATTCAGCCATTGTCAGCCCTCCTGTTCCATGCTTCGATTGCTAATAGATGATTCAGGTACCAATGTGTTCTCGGTTCGATTGGACAGTCTCTATTTGGGCAGCATGCCCGAAAGCAGTGACCGTTTCTCTGCATAACGCCCTTGGCTCCGCAAAACGGGCAGGGTTTTAATTCAAACATCTTCCATCACTCCACCTCCTGCATCTTACTAATCACTTGTCGGATCACATCGCCACCATAAGCGTCTTTCGTCAACTCCAAGAATTCCGTCAGTGTCATCATGCCATGCTTAAGGTCAACACCTCGGTCTCGGGCAAACTGCTTTCTCCCCATGTCACACGAGCCGGTCAAGCGGTGATGCCAGTCGTAAAAGTACTGCGTCGGATACGTTCTTCCCTCGTCTGTCTCGCGCAGGAACGCATCAATTCGCTCTTCTTCCGGCATATCCTCAAAAAGCTTATCGCGCAAGGCCTCCATTGCTTCGCGCAGCGTTTCGCCGTGCGCAAAAAACCCGTCCTGCTTGACGATGTAGCACGGTGTAAGCGTCAAATCACCGTTCAAGATTGCCCCGTGCGCAGTGTTGCCGCGCACGGAACGAATCAGCGTATTGACACCGTCAATTCGATAAACCGTTTTCCGGTTGAAACTCTTAATTCCGTCGCCGTAGCCGGAGCCGGAGCCGTCGCCGTAGCCGGAGCCGTAGCCGGAGCCGGAGCTCACAGTCAGAAAGGCTTTGAGCTTCTCGTCAAGCGTCATCTCTTCCACTCCTTTACCCCGCGAAGCGACACCGATGCATCATCCGTGCACGGGATGATCTGGATTGCTCCCAGCACGGTCATTTCCGGAATCATCACGGTAAAACGGCAGTTGCCCGGTGCTTTCGTCCCGTCCTGTGCAAGCTGCTCAACAGCGCACGCGCCGTCCCAGCTCCACAGCTTACGCACCTCGACCATGGTAACCTCGGAGCCGGTTCTCTCCTTGATCTTGCCGAAAAACACGCCTGCGCGGTCGCAGCGAACGATATAGTCCTGATTGTTGTTCATGATAAAATTCCTCCTGATTTTTGTTAAAATTTAAAGCTCTCTCTGAGCCTGATCCCGTTTACCTCTGCCTCCGCCGCAAAGTAGCGGTGGCGCTCGTTGATGTAGACGACGCGCCCGTGCGCAGTCGTCTCTTTCGTGGTAACGCTCATAATGCCGTTGCTGCCCTGAAATGCGGCAGGCTTCCAGCTAAATGGGTCACCGATGTACATGGTCATTCCTCCCTAATGTCTCCTCCCCATTGCTCCGCCATAGCTTTGGCGATGCCGGGGAAGGTCTTGCTTCTAACCTTTGCTTTCCGACTATATGTATCTTCCCATGTGCGGTTTTTGCCACTTGGTAGTTTCCCAAACAGTTTCCCGTTGTCAGGTTTCGCCAGCCCGTTTGTCCGAAGCGGATGTAGATTCACCAACCATAAGCATGTTGCCTTTGTTACATAGTTTTCTACATCGTTTTCGCTCTCTGCAAACATATACGGGTGAATCGTCTGGTCTGCGCTTCGGAACGCCGTATTCATAAAACCTACCGGATTCTCCACGGCAATCCTTTCAGCATTTGCCAACAAAAATTTCATAAAAAACACTGCCGATAGTCCCCTGTTCTTCCAACGCTCAACAACGTACTCTGATGAACGATACTTCAGTGAAAAATGGATTCCGGCAACATTGCTGAGGTATGTACAAGGCGGGTGCGCGATCAGCAAGTCCCATTTGCCGACGTCATGCGTCTCCCCGTCCATGGTAGTCACTTGCCCCCCCCTCGATGGCCTTAAGCGCATCACCCATAATATGCCACTCTGGGTGTCCGCCGGACGGCTCCTGAATGTCGCATGAATATGCCTCGTGCCCCAATGCCCGGAAAGCCTTACACACTTCTTGTGATTCCTCGCAGGCAACTAAAACCTTCATCTCAATACCTCACTCCGATGTAATCCAGAACCCGGCCGTAGCCGAGGCCCTTTTCGTTTGGCTTCCATAGCCCGTCCGCGTCCCATTCACCGCCGCCGATGCAAAACTCGTAGTGCTTCGGGTGCGTGTGCTTCATGCGCTCGAATCGGTTCTCGCCTTTTTCGAGGTGCGCGCCGAACGCGCAGAACATGCACCCCGTGCGTTGGCAGCCCGTGCAATGCAGCTTGCAGTCAATCAGCGTTTCCGCGTAGTCGTTCTCACCGTCGCTGGCCACGATGTCGCCATATACGCTTGCGATAGGGATTTGCCGTTCTACGATAAACCGTAGTACGTCCTGCTCCGTCCAGAAACTCATGGGCTTTCCCATCGGGCGCTTGCCCTCAAAGGCATTGCAGCCTGTGCGTTGCCATTTCAGCATGCGCAGCCGACTTTCTTCCGCCATCAACGCTGTCATGGGGTGGCGCCCTGTTTTGGTCTCAAACTTGTGCATGGGCCCTTTTTTCATCACCTTGCAGCATGAATCCGACACGAGAAACGGCGCATGAACTAAATCCACCCACTTTTCGCAGTTGTACGGGGATTTTTCTCCATTTTGATCGAGGTATTCCCCGCGTAAACGCTGTGCCGATTTCCCATCTGGATTGATTCGAGCATTTCCTACGTATGCGGACACTTCTTTGCTCACGACGCTATACCCGTACTTTGTCACCACCTGCCGGATGTTCATCTTCGGACGCAGCCGCACAAGCTCAACAATGATGCGCGGGAACTCTCGCCGCAGCCAATCCGCGTACTCATTGACGAATTTCTGAATTTCAGGATATTCCAGCCCCGTGTTGACAAATACCAGCGTCAGCGGATACGGTGGTGTCCTGAAACTCGACAGGTAACGCGCCGCCAAGTATGCCAGCACCGTGCTATCCTTCCCGCCTGAAAATGACACATAGCTCTTTCCGTTCCACGCGGTGTACCACTGGTCGAGCTTTTCATAGGTTAGGATTTCTTTGTCTTCCAAATCGAGAGCTAAAAGCTGTTTCGCTACCTCTTTCGGAATCGGCTGATTGCTATACCCTTCCACGGCGCACCTCGCATTCCCCGAACATCTCCCGGAACGTCAGGCCCGTCAAGTCTTCCAGCGCCAGCAGCAGCCGCACCGTTGTATCGCGGTCGCCGCGTACCCACGCCGACACCGTAAATTGCGACGTGCCGAGGGATTGCGCCAGTTCGGTCTGGTTGCAGTTCATCTTTTCCAACGATTCCTTGAGCACCGGATAGGCGCAGAACTCAAACGGCGTTTTCGGTCTCGCGATTTTGCTCATGCGCGCACCTCCCCGAAAGCCTCTTCAAATGTCAGCCCCGTCACCGCAAGGATCGCTTTAATCACGCGAATACTGAATTCGTTCTTCCCCGTTGTCCATCGCCACACGCAGAGCGGGGAAACGCCGAGTTTCTTGCTCAACTCCGGCGGTGTCATGCCAGATGACTGCAAGGCTTTCTTGAGTTGTGGATACGCCACCGTCTTAAACGGCACGTGGTTCGTGTTCTCACTCATTTTCCTGCACCTCCCCGAGCAGCGTCCCGACGGTCACGCCCAGCGCTTCGGCAATGTACTGATACGTCAGCAGGAAGCTCATGCACTTGCCGGTCTCAAGGTTTCGGATGCTGTTGCGCGATACGCCCGACTTTTCCGCCAGCTTCGTCACGCCAAGCCCCCGCATGGTTCGCCATTTGCGGATGTTTGCGCCGACTTCCTCCGGCGAAAGCATCCCATTCTTTGACGGCGGAGATTCCGCCAAAATATCACTTACGGAAATATTCAGCGCTTCGCTGATCTTGTACAGCGTCGGCAGCTTCGGGTAGTGCTCACCCTTTTCTAGCTTCCCGATATGCCCCTGCCCGCATTCCACCATTTCGCCAAGCCGGAACTGGCTGATGCGGCGCACTTCGCGAACGTTTTTGAGCCGTTCGCCCAGCTCTTTTTCTGTCAACATCTTTTCTTGCTCCTTCATTTCAGTCATTGATAGCGCCGCGTTTTGAAATGGCGCGCGCTCAGATAGTCGTCTTTCTCCTGCGTTTCCCGCTGCTCTTCCTTCCGGACAGCTCGGTGCTTTGCGATATCTGCCGCGTAGTATGGGCAATGGTCTTGGCAGCCGGGATAGCGCACGGGCGGCTTGCAGAAGTGGCAATGTTCAAAGCTCATCTCACACCTCGCGGATCGTGATGCCGTACTTCTCCTGCATCAGTTTCTTTTTCAGCAGATAGTCTTTCGTTTTCATGCCCTTTGCGTCCTCTACCTCGCGCAGCCAGTACACCGTGCCATTTTGGTCCGGCACGGTCGCCCGCTCGTAGGTAAAATCTGCCTTGTAGACCATCGGCTTGATCCTCTCCCCCTCAATGGTCGTGTAACCTTCCACGAGTGTGAAATTGGCTTGCAGCCGCAAATCGCGAATCTTGCCCATCGCGCGCAGCACTTTCAGCTCCGCAAACCGCGCCGCCTCGCGCTCGGAATCAAACTTGATGCCGTCGCGCACGACTTTTCGGTTCCCGTACTTGCTCCGTTTTTTGACTTCCTGCACGGCCATCTTTGCCATAACCTGCGCTTGAGCATCTTTCCCAAGCTGAGAAATATCAATGCCCATTGCTTCCCTCCAACACCGACTTGACGTACCGCAGGCGCTTATTCGCCTTTTCGCGTCGCAGATTGTCGCCCTTGAACACCAGTGGCGTACACATCTCGATCACTCGGTCATAAATGCGCTGATAGTCCATGTTTTTCGGCTTGCACAGCTCGTCCAGAGTCAAGTTCGTGGTGACGATCAGCGGCTTTTTTGCCTTATAGCGCTCGTCAATGACCGTGTATACCGTCTCCATTGCGTACTCGCTGCTGCGCTCTGCGCCAAGATCGTCAATTACCAACAGCGGGTAGTACCTCACCTGCTTGATGATCTCCTGCTTGTCGTATCCCGCGTTGAGGATTCGCGGGAAGCTCGTAATCATCGCCGGAATTCCGCGATCGATCAGCTCGTTAGCGATGCACGCCGCCGCGAAGGTCTTCCCGTTTCCGGTGTTGCCCCACAGCAGCAGGCCGCTGTTCTCGCGCCGCATATCGTCCCATGCGTCGGCATAGCGCTTGCATTTGACGATCTCGTCGCTCATCGTCGCCTTATCGAACCGGCACGCCGTCAGGCTCTTGTCGCGGACTCCGTCAGCACGCAGCGTTTCGATGCGCAGTCGCTTTTCGCGGTCAGCGCGAGCGTTTTTCTCAGCCTCGTATTCTCGCGCCGCACAAGCACACTGACACCCGACAAGGCGAACGTTCCCTCCGATGGGGATGCGGCACTGCTTCGGTGTGTTGCAATGGCCGCAGTACAGCAGCCCGTCTTTCTCGTAGTCGACCAGATCGCGCACAGGCTCTGCCTTTTTCGCGATGCTGTCGATCAATGCGTCAACGTTCATAGGCTTCCCTCCGTGTTGCCGTAGTCGTAGTGATACCCTCTGCCGCTCTCGGGTAGCTCATCGTCCCACCGGCCTTGATTTAGCCATGTGGCGGGGTGTGGAATAAACTGCCCGTTGTTCTGCGTCCATTGGTCGCTGCACTTCTGCCGCTCCACTGCGGTCACAAGTGTTTCGAGTGGTACTTTGACCCGCTCGAAAGCTCTCTTAGCAGACTGTTTCCCAATTTTTCGCGGGTAAACTGACCAAAAATGCTCGAATGCGTCCCCCGTAGAGGGGGATTTAGGGGGTATATCGTCTTCTGTCTTATGTCCTTTGTCTTCTGTCTTATGTCTTATGTTATTAGTAGGCTTGCATTTGCTTGCATTTGCTTGCGTTTGCTTAAATTTGCTTAAATTTGCTTTTGACACTCTGCCGCCAGCCGCTCCATTCTGAGCCAGCGCATCGGATTTTTGAGCGTCACGGTCAACGACCGACTTAAATACCGGGAATAAAAGGGATTCTCTCCCGAGGTTGTCTGGAATTTCACCCGACCTGGCATATTCTAAAATCGCAACAAACAGGCGCCCTTTTTCGTCATCTTCCAGTGCTGCTGTTTGCTCGATCCAGTCGTAATATGCCTTTACATAGCACCTTGTCGATGCAACTCCCATGTCGTCACCGCCTTAAAACGGCAGCATGCCGCCGTCCTCGCTGGCCTCTGCAAAGCCTCCTGCGGCGTTCTCTGTGGCGTATTGCGGTGCGGCAGTATCATTACCATCCGGGCGCCTGTTGTCTGCGAAATACACGCTGTCAGCCTGCACCTCGTAGCTCCTGCGCTTGTTGCCGTTCTTGTCCGTCCAGTCGCGCATCTGCAAGCGCCCCTCGACGCCGATCATGCGACCATTATCGGCATAGTTGCAGAGCACTTCTGCCGTGCCGCGCCATGCGACAACATCGATCCAGTCTGTGCCGCCCTCTTTGCCGTTGCGATCAACGGCAAGAGGGAACGACACAACGGA